CGGCGTCGGATATCAGTATTTCTTCCTCTTCTACGACGTCATCTTCGGACATAACAAAAGCTCGAGCGATCACTTTGGTATATGCTTCTGTTCCGCCTGTTTGCTTTTCGCCTTTTTTAGATGTCCATTGAGGATCAAGAGTGATCGTTGGAATTTCACTTTCTGGCATTCTGTCAACCATGTAAATGTGAAACCCTCTAACATATAGTTTTTTGTCCACGGATTCAGCGATTTCCTCAAGAAATTCCATGATCGTTTTTCCAGGAGAAGAAGCATCGAAATAAGTCTCAAGTGCTGCACTCCATCCATCTGTGTGTAAAGTAAAGTCAGGCGCAATGTCTTTTACAATATCGTATATACTCGTCTCTTCTTCAAAAGATTGCGTTACCTCGTTACGAGTCAAAAGCGTGGACGGAGCCGCAATTAAAACTTGAGTGTGAGTCTCCGCCTCTCGAATTTCCATGACAATGCCTTCAAAAAGCGAGCCGGAGAAATCGATTCCCCGACCCGCCAAATACGTCGTAAAAGGCTCCGAGTTTATATCAATAGTCGCTGATTCTAAAAACTTCCAAGGTTTGTACCCTGGAAACAATTTCAAGATCGCTTGATCATTCGAGTATTCGCTCGAAAGCGAGATGTTCAATTCCGCGATCTTGTTCCATTCGAGCGCCATGTCAACCACCAACCTTGAGAACTTCTGTTACATCGACTTCCTGCAAGGTTAGTGAAGCTTCGAGTTGTTCGTATGTGTCGGTCACATTCAAATCTTTTATCACGACCGAATAGCTTTCATCGTCGAGAACGAAAGTGCAGAGTTCACCTTCTTCATACACATCCCGAAGATCCTTCAACTCTTCTCGGGTGAGTGTTATGTTGAACTTCCATTGCCGAGGCTCATTCCCCAACTTAATAGGTCGCGGAAGTCCTGAAATAGGCTCAAAGAAATGGAAAACCGGATCGCCACCAGAAACTTGCACTTGTTCGAGGATCTTCAACTCTAAAGTTGTTGTTCCTTGCGTCAGCTTTGCCATATCATCACCCCACCGCTATACGAGCTTTGGCCAACTCTTCTTTGATCACTCGCACAACCGCTTGTGGATTCGTAGCCTCATATACATTTACTGTAAGGTTGACGTTGCTGTAACTCGGTGGAATTTCTTTTCCTTCGTTGATTGCTTCGAGTAAGCCGGGAGAAAGACGAGCTACAATGTTATCGCTCTTGCTCGTACCTGGCCCTTGTACTAAACCGCCCTCAGCGAATCCAAATATTTTACCTAAGATACCTCTTAAAATACCGCCGACCCAGCCGCCAACTGCGCTGAGGATCTTTGCAACAAAAGAGACAAAGCTTCCTACAACATCCGCAATAGGCTTTATGATCTTCCAAATTGCCGCAAGAGCATTACGAATCATGCTCAGCAAGGAGCCAAAGAAGCTCGTGGCATCTATCATACCGCTAAGCCAATCGGCCAAATTACTTAAAGCATTACTAATCCAGTTCAAAAAATCGATCACAGGCATCAAAATGGTACTCAGAATGTTGGCGATCACACTTAAAAATTCGATCAGAGGCTTCAAAAAAGCTGCAGCACCGAGTTTTACGAATACACTCAAGAGCTTACCGAGACTTCGCATAATAGGCTCCAATGCCTTGCTTAATTCTCTGAAGGGTTTTCTTAAATCGCGCCAGACATCTCTGAAAGCTCTTTGCAAAGGTGCAAAGGCTTGTTTGAACCATCTTTGTTTACCGAATAGCTTGAAAGCAACATTTAATCCTGCCATAATCGAGCCGGCAATTGTGGCGCCAGCAGGACCTCCGAAAGCCGAGGCAATCATTTGTACACTGCCTGACAGAATGCCACCTAATGCCGCATCCAATTGCTTTCCTGTTTCACTTTCCAGAAAGCCCGTGAATTGATTCCAAAAGTCTCTTGCTGCTTTGGCGGCATCTCCTAAACCGATATTGCTCATGAATTCAGTTGCCACATCACCGAGCGGCTGTTGCGCTTCTTGCTCAAAAGCAAATCGCCATTGATATGCTAAGCTTTGGCCTTGTTTAATGAGTTCATTCTTCTTGGCTTCCAATCCTTTAACGATCGTTTCGATCATTCCTGGACCGACTTGATCTAAGGTTGAAAGGGGTCCGCGTTTGGCTGGAGAATGAGGCAAATACTCATTGACAATTGCGAGAATTTTCGCCATGGTGCCTGGAAGCAACCGGCCGCTTTTATCCATGCCTTGAGCTATTGCTTCGATAAGTTTTTCGCCTGCTTTAGATGCTTGCTCAGGCGAAGCGGCAAGAAACATCTGTTCTAAAGATTTGCCAAAGGTCCTTTGAATGCTTGCTAAAATCAATCCGCTATTTTGAATCTTTGACAATTGCTCAGATACCTTCACCGCCGCAAGCCTTGCGGTTGTTTGATCCACTTCGGCTCTTGCGTCGCCGAAGATACTCTTGATTCCTTCGCCTATCTTTCTGAAAAAGCCGAGGACGCCGTCCAATATCTTTTTAAGAACGTCGATCGCTTTGCCAATCCAATTCAAGAAACCTTCCCAAACATCTTTCAACCATGCTGTGATCTTACCCCAGTTTTTCGTGATCAAGATAACGGCAGTAATCGCTCCGGCAATAGCAAGAAGAGGCCAGGCAATTGATCCGAGAGATATAGAAGCAATTGATGCAAACTTTCCTATAAGCATAAGCGAAACAGTACCAAAGAGCATAAAGTAACCTACGATTTTTCTCATGCGCGGTGATAGTTTGTTGATCCAAGCAAAAAACTTTGTTATGCCTTTTACTACTTCTTGTAAAACCGGCAAGATCGTCTCGCCTATGCTAACTGCCATTACAAGAATATTCTGCTTTAATTGCTGTACCGCCACATCAAAAGTGGCTTGTGTCTTCTTGAAGGCTTCACCAGCTGCACCGGCCGCTTTATACATTTCCTCTGTTTTTTTAGTCATGTTCTCGGCTTGTGGTCCTATCAAAGCCAAGACGGCAGGCAAGGCACGAACATTCGGAAAGAGCTTGCAAGCCTTCGGCTTTTACGATCTGCTCGCCTGATTCGTATCCTAAGCGTTTCAAAACTTTCTGCATCGCCTCCGAAGGCTTGAGCAGGTTCATCATCGCCGATCTAAGTTGAGTTGAAACTTCCGCCGTGCTTCCTGTCACGCCAGTCAAGGTCGCATAAGCGCCGAAAAGTTCTTCTATCTCTACGCCCATTTGTGCAGCCACTGGTACGACAGCACCCATGGAACTGGCCAATTCCGGAAAGGTCGTTTGTCCTAATTTGACTGTCATGAATGCCAAGTCAGCGATTTTTTGGTTCATTTCTGCTGATACATCACCGTATCCTTTCGCAGCTGCACTCAATAGGTCAATCGCATCCTTAACTGTCGATCCACCGGCCGCAGCGGCCTTGGTAGCTATTTCTAAAATTTTAGTCGCATCATCTACCTCACCAAAGGCTGAAATGGTCTGATAAAGACCTTTGGTAAGATCGTCCAGCGAAACTCCTGTCTCGGTTGAAAGTCGCTTGACAGCTTCACCGTATTTGTCGAGTTTCCTTGTCGCATCACCAGAAAGAAGCGTGCCGACTTCAGCCATGCCTTTTTCAAATTTTGAAGCTTGTACGGCAGCGCCAGTTAAAGCCGCTCCGAGCGCTACACCAGTGCCTATCATGATGTTGCCGGCTTTGTTGAAAGTTCGAGCTAAGGCTCGCGTCTTCGCATCAGCACTCTCAGCCATTTTAGTAACTTTTTGGTGAATTTTATCCGCTACTGCACTCACTTTGTCCACTGCTTCAAATACTATTGCTAACTCTAACGCCGATCCCAAGCCAAAGGCCATCGCGCTCACCGCCTTTTCTTCAAGGCTTTAGCTTCCATATCCAAAAGGCGCCGGAGGACTTCAGATAACATTTTAAATTCCTCCGGCGTCATGTTTTTAATTTCTTCAAACGAAACAGACAAATGCCGCATCAAAAGGCCGGCATTCATCCAAAAAGGATCGCTCAGAATTCTTTTTTTACCTCACGCTCGTTTAGTTCAACACCTGAAAACTCAGAAAGAAGGTCGGATGCTTTTTGAAAATCACCGATATCCCATTCCGCGATGTCTCTGTATGTCATCGTCTTCTCTTCTCCATTGATGGCTATAATTGCAGAAGCTACAAGTTTCATAGCTCTAAGTGTGTTATTCTGTGCTCCTTCAGCAGCCACAAGGTCTTTCATCTTCAGCTTGCGAAATGTGACAATCGTTCCATCGCTTAGAGTAAATTCGATTGTCTCCATAACCTCACCTCACTTCATGCACTTTCGATTCCGTTAGCGTGGAAGCTGAGAGTAATCTGCTCGACATCATCTTGAGGCGCTGAAACTGTCACACCTGTGATAACTACGCCGGTAAGCCGAACCTTTTTGTTGCCATCGGCCCAATCGAACTCAATCGTAATATCCGAAGGAGAGGTTGCGCCTTTTATTTCAACATCTTCGATGTTCGTTGTGGTATCAAGTCTGTCTGCGCCTAAGAAAGGTCGCAGGACATCGTCCCATACACCCGTGACAGGCGAACCATTCAACTCTCCGGAGATAGACAGATGCCGACTTGGTATTTTTTCGACAACTGCTTTGCCACGGAGTTTGTGCTCGACAACATCGCGTTCCAAGCTTAGTTCTATATCTCCGTCAGTCACGAATGGAATGCCGGCTACAATCGCTTTAGCATTTTCGCCCAAGATAGTCATCAGGCCTCACCTCCTACACCTGCAAAGCTAAGCACTTTGTTGATCTCTACGTTGATATAGTAAGCTGCGAACACAGGTTTCACGTAAAGCGCAACATTGAGTCGACCGGCTTCTCGCTCTTCTGGCGGATTGATTGTCGCATCACAAATCACTTGATAATCCTGTATCCATCCGGCGGTTTTCAATCCTGTCAAGTAAGCGCTCATTCTTCCATTCACTGCTTGCCACAACTCAGGAGTATTGGCTTCGCCTACAAAATCATCCAGCAAGCTATCGGCGTTCTGCGCGATGAGATTAAATACACGCACAACGTTGATCTGTTCCCACGCGGAATCAGAAGTCAAAGTTTTTCCGTGTCTCAAGCAATAGGCGGATCCTTTCAAAGAAACTGGATTGATTGACTTGTTGATCAAACTCTCCATCTCGCTGACAGTCAATCCACGCGCTACACCTGTTACTCCGGCCAGCGCTGTGTTGACAGGATTCTTATGCGGCGAAGTAGCACCTAAAAGTCCTGCAAGTGGATAAGCTGCACTGATCGTGGTAGCAGTTCCATCGATACTCATAACAACATCCGGAAACGCCGTGATAGCTCGACCGAAAGGAGACGAATAGTTAGCAACTTCACTCAAAGCATTGTTGAGATTCTGACCATCGACCAAGGGCAATACTGCCACACGGTTGTAATCATCTGCATGAGAAATAAGAGCGCTGTTCTTTGTGGCGCTCGGCGTTCCACCCATGGTGATAATCTCTACTTCTTGATCGACTTCAAACAATGCGAGGCCGCTTCGTGTATCGGTCACTGCATCATAGCCACCGATATAGGTGCTATCATCGATCGTTCCATCGCTACCACCTGTCAAGGCAAAAGTTCCGTCTACCAGCGTGCCTTCAGACACAAATGTAGCCGTAACAAGCGAGCTGCTTGCGTTAATTGTGTTTGCCAGGTCCTCAATTGTGCTCACGGAATAAGTCTCGGTAGTGCCTCCGTATGTGATCTTAAGAGTTCCACCAGAATCAGCGACTTCGACAGATATATCATTACCATATGCGCCCTCATAAAGCGCGGTCAAGGTTAGCAAATCGTCAGGTGTGCTGTCTTGCAAAGTTACGCTTGCCTTAGCTGCGCCAGTGCCGACTATGCGAACAACTTTAACCTTTTGTGGTTTCTGTGCCAAGATTGCGTAAAGCGCTTTTGCATCCGCTTTGGCTAAGCCGCCGAGTTTGTTATCAATTTCAGTCAAGCTTGAAAGTTCGATGATTTCGTTTGGCTTGCCTAAAACAAAGTCACCAACGAAGCCAACTACTCCGCCGGAAATTATACCTGTCGTAGGCAAGGCTTGAGTCGCCAGCGCAGTGTAAACACCAGGAATCACTTTAACACTCACGTTAATTCACCTCCGTCAAACTCGTATTGACATTTTTGACCAAATAGGCCTGTTCTTCTTCATATATGAGACAATAAAAGCGCACGCTCATGGTGCCTCGGTATTCTTGTTCTGAATCTTCATCGCGGAAGCCGTATGCACGCATAAAAACAACAGGGCTATCATAAGAAGGAACCCTGAGCTCCTTTAATTTTTCAAGCGCTTGCATCATAAGCTGATCTCGTTCGCGACTGGATTGAGTGAAAACATCAACCTGATAAGTCACGCTGTAAGGTATGGCGTTGCGAATAGTGGCGGTATCTGTGTCTTTTACTTGATCAAAAAAAGTCGACCGCTTGATTTGTTCGCCATTGATTTTAACAAGTGAAATGGTAGGATAAACGAGCTCTGTCATAGGAAAGCCGATCACCACGCGCACATCTGGAATTTCTTGAAGCTTCTGTAAGATCGTGTCCGCCCATTTCTCCATGACCATCACCTACCTGTGTGCCGTTCTATCATTTTACGCATGCGCTTCTCAATAACTTTTGGAATCTCTTTTCGCACAGTTTCATGCGCAGGACGGATAAAAGGATGTGGCTTCGTTCCTTTTTCAGCAATGGTTTCCTGTACGCGCTTAGCAATAGGATAAGCCTTTTCTTTGCCCTTTTCGCCGTACCATCTATTTTTCAATCGCACCCAATCCAAAATGGCTCTAAAAGGCGGTTTGTGTGGCCTGGAACCATATTCCAGATTCCATTGATATGCAGCTTCGGAGCCAACGCCCCACAACAAAGGCCGTATCCGCTCGGCTTGAATTGAATTCCATAAACGCCCTGTGTAAACGCTTTTGTTTTTCTTCACATTCTTCTTCATTTCGCGTACCGCCATGTAAGCTGCATCTTTTGCTGCATTGTCCATGGCTTCAGTCATCTTGTCGGCTAACGTCTTAAATTTCCTTTGAAATTCTTTGAAACCTTTGACCGGCATCGGCCTCACACCTTTTTGAGATAGACTTTATCGATTTTCGATCTCTCAACTCGATCAACTTTCCAGTCTTCTCCATCAACTTGTACAAGATCGCCCGGCTCTAACCGATAATCCGTGAAAACTATCAACGCATCGGCTGGAATGATACCGCCTACCACGGCATTGGAATCCGCGCGCACATTTCGGACAATGCCCGTGAAAGAAGTCTCGATATATCCAGTCAGCACTCTTTCACCGCGGATAGAATCCGTTGTATATTGCGGTTTTCTATGCAGCAAAAGTCGACCGTGCCTCCAAACGATATGTTTCATATTTTCACACGCCGGTATAGTTCCAGCGTCCTTGCGACCACCATTGGCAAATTATCATAAGTAGCTTTGAGCTCTCCTATGTTTTCAGCTGCGACACCTTCGGCTTTGACGTTGTAGAACTCGGCCAATCTCATGACCGCGAGCTTGAGATCAGGCGGAATGTTTTGCAAGCCGCCGGTATAGCCCACTTTCACAGGCCCCGTGTAATTTTGTTCCAGCACTATCATGCCAGCTCCTTTGTCAAGACGATAAATAGTTAATGTCGCTCCTTCAGATGTTTTAATTTCACTCACGGATTCAACAGGTGTTTCGGTCAGCCAGACAATGCCTCCAATGGCTTCGGTTTCTTCTGTGTAATTGCCATATTCAAAAGCGCGCTTACAGTATTTATCCTCAGGTACGTCTTCAGTTCGTCCAGCGTCACCAACATCTTTCTTCACCTCCAGGGCCTTGACGTATTTCGGCCCTAAAGCCTTTATGACATCTTCCGGCAAATCCACGACATCATTTTCCTCAAATCGCTTACCGTAGAAAAAAGCTCGTAGTACTTGGACTTGCATTATTTCACCTCCTCAAAATGGAGCCGAAACAGCGCCATAATACACACCTACGGCAGAAATCAGCATCGTAGCCGAAGGAGTTAACGCAACTTTGATATACGGATTGTCCATGTCCTTCACGACTTCAAACTCCACATAACCTTCTGTCGCACCAGTAAAAGTCGCACTCTGTGCTACGGTATACGTGGAGTTTGCACTGGCCGCCTCGTACACATCGACTCTCAATGTGTCAGTCACCGTCGCAGCAGGATCAAGCGCTACTGCCACAAGGATGTGCAACCTTTCGTATCCTTTAAGACTGACAGCAGTAGAAGAGGCGGCCGCGGTGATCTGCTGAGGTTTCAGAATTAAAACAGGTTTCGTGTTATCTAAAATACTCCAAGCCACCAACAGGCCAGCAGCCAACAAAACCGTTATCAACGCTATATGCCACTTTTTCATTATTTCACCTCCATAGAGTTAATAAAGCGAGGCGGAACCCCGCCCCGCTTTTATCAAGATGCAGCAGTCTTCAACACCGCAAACCACACGGATTGCAACCATATCCTGTTCGAAGAGCTTGGTCGATCCGACTGTTGCTTGATCTGCCAAGGCCACGCTCATCTGCTTGCGATCGCCAAGATACAGCCAGGTAGGATCACCAAAGATGATGAACGCTTTGTCGGCTGCGCTATCCGCCATAGCAGGCAAGGACTCGATCAGATATACAGGATAACCCCAGATTGTCTTATCGCGTGGATCGAATAGGTAAGCTCCGTTGCCGTCCGTCAGAGTCTTGATCTTTGCCAGCACGCTTCTATGCATGAAGAATGCGGATTTAGGTGCAACCGTAGCAGGTACCGCAGAAATCAGATTGATCAGATCGTCAGCCGTAATATCGCTAAATGCGGTCTTAGAAGAAGGCAACGTTACAGTGTTTACGCCGGAAACATTTAGAATTCCAGTGAACACCGTGCCGTCACCAACAAAGGCCTGTTCATCTTCCGCGGATGCCAGCGCTTCAGCGAAGATCCTGGATAGCAAAGCACTGATATCCACTGCCGTGTCTTCGAACAGTTCCGCAGTCACAGGAACAATGAGGCCGGCTTTCTTCGCAACCAGCTGGACTTGACCGAAGGTAGGTTCTCCTGTGGCAACTTGTCCACCTTCAGATACCCAGCTCACAGCAGGTTTGCTACCAAGCTTCGGAATGTTCAAGACATCGCGAGCCATCGAAATGACCGTTCCGAGCCGGCGAGCATAGCCAACATCCGAAGCAATATCCAGAACCTTCGCGGAAAACTCCTCAGGAACCAAATAGCCTCCTGCACTGTCGGTGCCTTCAGACAAGGCTTTCAAAGCTACATAATCACGCGCTACCAATGCACGGAAAAAGTTGGTTATGTCCTTCTTGGCTTCTCCATCGTATTCAGGAACAACGATCTTTTTCTCTTTGATCAGATTCTCCAGTTCTTTCTGTGCCAACGTTCGCACGACATTCACAAGTTCGCTCTTCACGTCCTCCACAACTTCTTTAGCATCCACTGTAACTTCCATTTCAGACATTCTCAATCCACCTCCTGATTTCTTCTTTGATCTTTTCTTTCAGCTCTTTCGCCTCACTCTGTGCGGAAAGAGCATCTACTCGTGCCGCGAGTGCGGCAAGGCTGTCCTCAATTTCATGTACTTTCGGTAAAAGTGAAGCGAGTTTCGCGACGTTGTCATATAGCCCTTCTATTTCCACAAAGACTTCGGAAAATACATCCCGCAAAAGCTCAAGTGTGTGAAACTCAGGCGGTTCTTTGTCAAACTGCTTGTAATGCGCCGCCAGATGGTTGTATACTTTCTTTCTTTCATTTTCAGGAATATCTACACCGCCCCGGGCTCCAAGCAGCGCAGCCATCGCAGCTTTTACACCACTCCAAGGCGTGATTAACCTCCCGTTTCTCACGTAATGGTGAGGGAGCTTATAAGATCCGAAATTCTCTTTGTCGTTCTCGTCATACCATCCAAAGCCCTTCGCATATTTCGCCCAGTCGATCGTATCTTTGTCTCCTGATCCGTCTCGACTGGCCCATTTACGGAGCTGTTTAATCGCTTCCGTTTTATCCCAGTCGGAATCCTCGTCGATCGGCGGAGTGTGCTTTGGCGGCACGGCTTTTAACATGCTTTTGTAAGCCAACATCAGCGCTTCAGGATTTGCTGGAACTGTTACGGCGCTGATTTCCAGGAGCTCTTGCCTTTTGTACGTCAATCCGCCATGCTCGTTAGGCTCATACTCAACTGGAATGAAACCTACCGAAAACTCCATTATCGACATAAATCTCTTCCGCACGTGCCACAGGCGGCTTGTTGTAATCGTGTCCCCATGGAATAACAGGATTCTTCTTGAATTGCTCCAGCTCCCACCCGTCCTGGACGATTATGTCTCCAAAACGATCCGGAGTCGATGTAGAAGCAACCGCCCAAAAAGACCGATTCTGTTCATCAAACTGCTTTACCTCTACGGAGATCTCACGCTCGACTCTGCCGATAGCTCTTGTCTCCAATTCCTGCACTGCAGCTTCCATATCTCTCACCTCCTTAAGGTTTCCACTTTATTCGATAACCGGCAATATCGTACAGCGGCACGAGATCACATTTTCCGCGCTTCCTACCGGATCGCCAGGATATTGCAAATATTCCCCCATCACCAGAAATGGCTCGTTGATAGGCACTCTTTGGCCATCAACCATCGCGTGCCACTCGCGCGTCCGTTCGTCTCCTGCGGTCAGCCATTCTTTTTGCTCTATTCCGTTTTTTTTCATGGTCTCCACAGTTGTCTCGTTCATGACCGAATAAAGTTCCGTGCGAGCTATCGTCGCAGCACGGTTCCTCTTGGCATCTGTGAAAACCTTTTCTACACGTTCTCGCAATTGGTCAATTCCTTCGCCCTCTTTGTACCCTTCCCACAGTGTCTCCTTTAACTGCTTCCAGGTTGTGTCATTCACGCGCTTAGCAAATCGCTGCGCTCTTTTTTCCAAAATATCTCGCACAAGAGGATCGGCACTGGTGATGCTAAAATCCAGGCCGAATCGGCTCGCGAATTCGCCGGAAACTTCGTCAACATATTCACTTATCGATTCTTGATAGAACTGCTCCCAAACCTCCCACAACCCAACCCCGGAAACTGTTTTCTCTTCGATCTTGCTTCTGTACCAGTTCGCGCCAATATCGAAGACGATCAATGCTCTTCTTCTTCGGCGGCTCCATACCTGCATTCATGAGGAGATTCGGATTGAACGGTCTGTCGCCCCAATCCACAGGCGGCAAGCCCAGCTCATCTCGGATCTCGTTTATCGTCATGATGCCTTGCTTTGCAAACTCGATGTATTTCTTCATCTGAAATTCCTCGTCTTGTGGAATAACGCTGTCGAACTCGAAGGCCAGATCCTCGCCAAAATGGACCAGGAGCTGATGGTTCAAAGCATCGGCAATCAGTTTCAGTTTAGGCGTGAGCGTATTCTTGGCAAAAGTATAGTCATTTACAAAGGCTGTGGCGCGATTTACTTCCTCTGAGATTCCGAGCTTGGACAACGGCACTCCGAACACCGCGGCGATTTCAGTTCGAGTAAAACGCCGTAGTTCTAAAAATTCCATATCCTTGTGCGAAAGTTGTACAGGTTTGAAGTCCAAACCATTTTCCAGCAGGATCGTCTTATGCGCGTTGTCCAAACCTTGATACATTTTTTCGATCTGTGCTTTCAAGCGTTTGAATTCTTCGTCAGAAAGGCGCTTGTCAGATATGATGGCAGCACTCGGAGCGGCAGCGTTGTAGAAAAAGTTCCGATTCCATTTTGCAGCGTAAAGATCGGTGTCTCCCGCCACTGCGACGGCTTTCAAAGGAGAAAGGCCACGATAAGGATTGATGGGATTAGGATAGCGAAATACCACAACATCTTCCGGTAGGAGTTCAATTCCTTTCCCGCGCTCCGGTCCGTATAACCATCTTTTTGGAAGGCCATTTTCCAATTCCAGCTCCATCCGTGTCGGATTCAAAGGAGCAATACCAAGAATGTTTTTTTGATTATCCTTTAACAGAAGCCAAAAAGCCTCGCCAACAAGTTCAAGATTTTGAACAGTCATCATGAAGAGATCATACCGCGTTAAAAAAGGATTAGGCCGATCGAGCAAACTCATCGAACCGCAGCATAAATCCAACTGATCTCAGAATATGCCTTCAAGAATTCATTGCCTTTTCGCTCCGGCGCGCTTTTAGATGTATATTCCCAGACGTGCAAGTATGGCGGCGCTTGGTCGGTGGATTTCTTCCGGAACCAACTAAACAAACCCACTATCCTCACCTCACAAGAAACGAATATTTGGCGTCCCTCGTTCATGCAAATGCGTATATACGGCATATCTTAAAGCATCGGCGCAATGATCCATAAACTTCACAGGTTCGTCTAAAATATTGCCTTTGGCATCCTCTTTCCACTTGTACATCCGAATTTCCTTCAGAGTATTTTCGCAAGATCGAAGTATATGCAGCTTTTGCCTCTTGACGAAATCAATTCCTAACTTGACATCCTTCGCAGAAGGCCACGCATTGAATCCTGCTCGCTGGATCTCTTCTATTCGTTGAGGCTCGGCACTGTCGCAGTAGATAGGTGCTGCCTTTTCACGAACAAATTCTTTAAGCAGATCGATCAAATCAGCATTTGTCAAATGAGTGCGATAAAGTTCATCCAATATCCAAATCTCTTGATCCTTGATTCCAATCCGAAGACAAGCCGTCGGATTGTTATAACCGAAGTCCAGGCCGTAAATGACTTCATCGAATGAATCAGGCGCGCGGTCTTCTACATTGTATTTGGTATAAATCAAATGTTCCGGCTCTGCGAACTCGCCTAAGGTGTAGATTCGATAATATGTCTCATCTTGCTCTTGAAGCTCTTCGAGCATCTGAATGTATTCGCGATCCAGGAAAGGATTATCTTTGTAAGTGGTTTGCAAGATCGCGACATCTTCTTCCTTGTGCTCGTCAAAAAAGTAAGTTTTCAGCCATGATGGTACAGGATTGAAGGTCATGTATAGCTGGTTTCTTTGCCCCGCGGTGGCTCGTCGCAGTCTCAACCGCAGCTGCTGATAGTCCTTCTCACTGAACTCCGTCGCCTCTTCCATCCAGATGTAGTTGAATTCTTGCGACTTGATTTTCTCAGGATCATCAATGCCTCGAAAGAGGATCTCGGAGCTGTTCGGCAACTTAATAAGCTGCTCGCTCTTCAACTCTTCATATTCAAGGCCGTATTCGGTCAATAGCTCCTTTACCAATCGCATGGCCGATTGCTTAAGGCTCGGATTCGTCTTCCGAGTGATTAAAAGCCTCTTGTTTTTGTATCTCAGCATCCTTTCAAGCAATAAAAATTGAGCCACGGTATAACTCTTGCCGCTACCAGCTCCCCCGTAAACGATGATATGCTTGGTGTTCGCTTGTTCTAAGAAGTCATAAATTTTACGAATAACCTCAACTCGCTTGACCATCATCGCTTCACTCTTCGATGATCAATATCCGCACTATCACATCAATATCCGACGATCCTGAATTCACTAATTTCGTTAAATAGTTTGTATTCGGTTTAAGGCGCCAGGGCAACTGTGCATCTAAAACAGTAGTCGTTATCGAGCTGCCTATCCCGCTCTCTCCCGTTCCAACTTTATCCATCAGCAAACCTTCATCAGCTATGGTAGGCGCATTGTATATCGAAACACTGCTCGCATTAGAGCTGGTTCGATCTCTATTAAGAATATCAATAGCCGTGCCGCCGCTTACGTCAGCATCTTCAAAAAAATCCATCTCCAGAATGCCGTTATCTAAAGTCAAGGTCTGAATATTAGCGATAACACTATTGGCTCCCGTGATCAACGAAAAAGCCGCCGAACCACTGGCTGATACTGTGGTTTCAATTAAGGCATGGAAGGCTCTCCCTTCCAGGAGTTTTTGCTCGTAATCAGACATCACTATAAAGCTCTTGCGAAGAGTGTTGAACGCTTCTGCAATATCTATAATCGAGCCGTCGCTCTTTACCATCTTGCCCACTTTCGGACTGTAACTTCCATATGCCATAAATGCTCCTCCTCTCATGAAGAGCTTTGCTTCTCGCCATCCACCTTGACAATCTCGATCCGTATCTCATTGTCAGCGCCCAGATTCAATCGATCCTTGCGTCCCCATTAGCTCAACATTCCTGGCAATAGCTTCTGCTTCGGCCTTTTTTACGGCGTCGAAAAAGGCGCGGTACATGCCACTTTGCTGCCGCTCGCCCTTCTGCAACCATCGGAACCACGTGCTTTTGTCAATTCCTAAAAGCTGCGCAACATGTACCTGATGATTGCCCGCCTGTATGAATTCGTACGCTTTTTGTATCAACTCTTCAGTAAGCTTTGACTTTCTACCCATAATCCCATCTCCGTTCCTACACCTCAATCTTGACTTGAAGAGGTTTTTGGCGACAACGCTTAACTAAAGCCACAACGGCTTCAAGATTCATGGTTTCAAACCATATCTTAGTTTCTCGATCAGAATCTATTGACATGGCCATTCTTGGCAAGGAAGCCAACATTCCAAAATCATCAATCGTTAGTTGAAACTCACGGCCGGCACAATAAGCTGGAATCTTTATGGCCTCAGCAAATTCCGACTCCGGAAAAACAAGCCTAAATCGCGCCACACCATCCTCGCCATCTATCTTGATAGCTGCACTTCCTGTTGCTAATGTGCCTGTTAGCTCAATAATCATATCGTTTCCTCCTTTACCAATCGCCAGCGTTGCACATTCGGCCATTCTCCGTCGAGAATCATCAGAGCGATCAGGCCGTAGTTCGCTACATCTAAGAACGAATCAGCCAGCGGTTCATTCATGGCTTGCCGGCCTATAAGATGCTTTATTCTCGCCATCTTGTCATTGAGTCTCACAATTACACCAGCCAGACCAAATTCAGCGATATTCTGCGGTCCATAATCAGCTTGCTTTTTTGCAAATACCCTTGTGGTCTCAATGGTTTTCAACAAAAAGCGCCACACGGTTTGCTGCGTCTCTTCATCGTATCTCATGACTTCTTCGATTGCTTTCTCGCAAGCCTCTCGGCAAGCCGCCGGTTCAACTCGACGGCGTCCTTCCTCCAGTCTCTCAGGACTTCCTGGTGCGTATGTAGCCACACATGACACCTCCCGCACAACAACACCAAATTGAGGGGGTGCGTGTTACCTAGAACTCGCGGAATGTCAACGTCAGCCGGTATGAACTCTGTTCGCTTCCATAAGTGATGTATCGCTCCTTCGCCGCGACTGAGTCTCCTTCCGCAAAGTCGGCATTGATAGCCATCACGTCGCCAGATGTAATCGGCAATATCCTGAGGTATCGGTTTCATGCTTGACTCCTTTCTTACAGATTCATTCTCAAAATCGCATGCTTAAAAATGCCTTCAATTCTTCTTCCGTTACTTGCTTTCCATCTAACCAACAGCGACCATCATCAAAGCTGTTATTTTCAAAGCGTATTGCGTGAAAACCTAAATATTGCCAACCTTCATCTACGCCTTGCCTTAGCCATCTATCTAAATGTTTGAAAATATTCCTTTGAAAAGGCCGAATATTAGCA